CCGGTGCCGTCCTCGATGAGGATGGTACCGTCGCGGAAGTTCTTGACGACGCTGGAAACAGCCATTGGGGCCCCCTACTGAAGCGGAAGAGTGTGGACGATGCGGAACGTTATCACACCGATGACCCACTCACCGATGGTGTTTGTCTCGCGCGTGCTTCTCAGCACCTGCACCTTGTACGATGCCGGCCACGTCGCGTCGTAGACCATGAGCTTGTTGATCACGGCCTGCTCGCCGTCGAGGGCGTCGTCGTAGCTGTCGCTCATTCCCTTCGGCGCGAGGCGCCAGGAGTAGCGTAGGTCGAGCGTCGTCTCGACGAGGAGCCCCTCGGCCGGTCGTCCACGGTAGGCGCGCAGGTCCTCGGTCAGCGTCGGGTGAACGGCGAACGCCTTGTGAGCGATCGAGTCCGCGTCGCGGCCGAAGTTATCGGGAGCCACGCGGGACTCCTTCCAGCCGGTCAGCGTTAGGATCCGCGTCGTCACGTCCTCGCGCAGCTGGCGTATCGTCTTGCTAGCCATCAGTAAAACCCACCGAAGCGCGGGTAGCCGCCGCGGCCGTTGAGCCACACCGTCGAGGAGCCCGCCTTCTTCGTGTTCGGGTTGATCTTGTTCTCGTCGGCCTCGTCGTAGGAGAACCGCAGCTGATTCCACGCCTCGGTGTACATGCGCTGGTAGTGCTCACTGAGAGCCTGCCACCGCCCGCCGTCTCCGGCGCTTGTCTGGAAGTCGGTGAACACGAGCTGAAGCGTCAGCGCGAGGTGGCAGTCGCGCATGGCGCTCGGCTGGATGATCAGGTAGGGTCGCCGGCCCTGCGCCACGAGGCGATTCGTGATCGTGGCCCACGCCTCGTCGAGGTAGTCCTGATAGCTCGTCGTGCCCGTGGCAAGGAGCGACGGAAGGTCGGAGTGCCGCCGGAAGAGGTCCGCGTCCGTGACCACCGGGTAGAGCGTGCGGCGCACGAGGGCGCCGTCCTGACGGAAGACGTTCTGCACCGTCGCCGTCATTTGCAGCGTCCACTCGATGAGCCACCCATCCTCGAGCGCGAGCGACGTGGTGGCGGTCCCCAGGAGCGCGTAGGTCGCCACGCTCCCGGTGATCGTCACAGCGGCGGCGTTGATCACGACCGTCCCGTCTGCACGGTAGATCGTGATCGTCCCGGAGAGCGGCGCCACGAGGGCGCCAGCCCGGTAGATGGGGCACGTGAGGTCTTGGTTACGGCCACGCTCGATCGTCTCGCCCGAGCGGAACCGTGCCGTGTACAGCGTCTCGCTGATGCTCATCGTGCCCCCCTCGCCGTCACTTATCGCGTTCGCGGCGATCGGCCTTCTGCGCTCGCTCGCGGGCGATCTGCTCGGCGCGCTGCGTCGGCATCCCGCCCTCGACGAGGCGGCGCGTCATGGCGTCCTTCGCAGCTGCGATGTCCTTACGCTCGCTCACGCCTTCGTCCTCTTGGCGGGAGTATACATGCGGTCGGTCGCCGCGCGCATCTCATCGAGGCGCTTCTGCTCGACCGGCAGCGCGAGGGCGCTACCCGGATGCGTGGGCGCGCGCGTCTGATGCTCGGTCACGCGCCGCTCCTGACGCTCGACCAGCACGTGGATGAAGTCCGGGTCAGGGACCTTGATCACGTTCTCCGCGACCAGGCGCCGAAGGAACGCACGGTACCCCTCGGTGTCGACCGTCATGCGGGTTTGACCCGCGACGAGCTTCGGCTTCTCCCACTTGCTTAGGAACACGGGACCGTTCGCCCCCGCATACTGCACACAGTAGCCGCCCGGCTCGACCTCCCACGGGACGACCGTCATACCCTTCTTGCCCAAGTGCACCTCGGCGAGCGCCGTGTCGCCGTTCTTGTCCACCCGGTTGAGGCCGGGGATCGCGACCATCTGCCCGAGGTCGGGAAGCCACTCGCCCTCGACGCACTGCCAATGTCCCGGATGGTGGGTGTACCACCACGCCGCGTTGCTCGGCATGTTGAGCATGGTCGCCATGCCCTGCGGGCGAGAGGCGGGTTGAGCGGCGAAGGTGCCGCCGTCAGATGCCGTGAAGTTCGCTGCCATTGAGTCTCCCTTACGCACGAAGGCGTGCCCGTACCATAAGCACGGACACGCCCCGACGCTAGGCGGCAGCGCCTAGCAGGCCATCACAGGTCGCTGACGATGCCAACGCCCTTGAGGTCCTGAAGCTCGGCGACGCCGAGGAACGAGGACCCGACGACCTTCGTGAGGCCGGAGGCAGCGTCGCGCTCCCACTCGACGGCCACGGGGGCGCCGGCGGGGATGATCACGCCGCCCGCCGCCTGGATGGGCGCCGGGGTGCCGAGGGCGTAGGCGATCGCGCCGCCGCCGAGCATCATGCCGCGATAGTCCGCGCCCGCGTTGGCCGTAGGGACATAGGACGACACGTGGACGTTCACGCCGAAGAGCTTGCCCTTGTAGGACGCGCCGAGAGCGGAGGTCTGCTCCTGATTGGCGGCGATGTACTGCGCCGGCCCCACTTCCACCCGGAGGCTGGACATGAGATCGTTGTACTGCTGCGGGTGCAAGATCACGTCATACTCGCCCATGACGCTCTGCAGCTGCAGCGCGAAGATGGCATCGTAGAACGTGTCCGTGGTGAGGTCCACAGTCGTCGTCCCGACCTGCGTCGAGAAGCCGCTGGAGAGCGCGCACGCGAGCTGGTTGAACCGGCCGTTGAATGCCGACACCATCGCGTTCGTGAGGCCCTCGAGGTCCACGCCGCCCGGCACGGAGTTCGAGATCCGCGCGAGGTCGGTGAGGTCGTAGCGGAGGGCCTGCCGCGCCACAACCACCGTCGCCGCAGCGGAGGTGATCGAGGTGTTGCTGACGCTCACGCCGTCGCCGGGGGCGCTCATGATGTCGGTACCGTTGAGGCCGACCACGGGCACCTGGATGCTGTCGCTGCCGGTGCCGTTGACGGAGCCGACGTTGAGGAAGCACGGGGCGTTACGGATGGAGCCCGTGTCCGCGAGCTTCATCACGATCTGCTGGTAGAGAACCGCGGCTACGCGGGCGTTGCCGTCGAGAGCGGCAAAATCGATGTTGGCCATGGTGGCCTCCTAGAGAGGTTCGAGGTTTGCCGCGCCTATCGCTGTTGACGGGAGTTCGGCCCGAGCGCGTGGGAGTGTCCTCCCACGGCTAACTTACGCCGCTCTGTGACAGACTGTCAAGGCGTGCGGATCGCCGCCTGAATCGCGGCCGAGTTCGCTTTGTACTCAGCCGGCGTCAAACGCATGATCGCCTCTGGCGTCCACGTCGTAGTCGCCGGGGGCGTCTGCGTCACGGTCCCGGCGTTGCTCTTCGGAAGGGGTGCTCCCGTAGTGGGAGCCGCTGCGGGAGCGGGCGCCTCGGGCAGGTACGCGCGCACCGCCTTCGGGAGCGTGTCCTTCGCTGCGAGCCACTCTGCCAGCGGTGGGCGCCCCTCGGACGGCAGGCGCGAGTACGCGTGCTGCACGTACTCCATGCCCTCGGCGTCGGTGATCCCCGCGGCCGAGATCTCGCGCTCGATGCGGAGAGCCTCGCGCTCGGCCTTGCTCGCGGCCTTCTGCTCCTCGACCTGCGCCCGGTACTTCTCCGCGCTTTCGGCCAGCGGCGTCAGCTCGCCGACGCGCCCCTCGAGCTCCTTCACGCGGGCGACTAGCTGACGGATGCGCGCTGCCGCTCCACTGTCGCCGCCCTCGGTCGTAGTCGTGGTCGTCGTTCCTTCTTCGCTCATGCTTCCTCCTCGCGTGCGGATTGCACGCGCTCCCATACCGTTAGTTGTCGCCGCGCCCATGCCCGGCCGGGTGCGCCGCCCCAGAGGTCCCACGCGATCCGGCCTGCGCTCGGATAGTCCGGGTGCCCTGGTTGCGCGGCCGGCGCCTCGAGATCGACGGCGTGCCGCGTGAAGTAGTTGACCATGCGCTTGATCGTCTCGATGCTGACGACCTCGCGCCCGGCCAGCTGCGACGCGCGACGCGCCCCGACGAGCGTTCCGCCGCGGCCGTACTTCTCGCGACTAGCAAGGCCCCGCTTCGCGACCGCCGCCACCTCGACGGGTGCGCGGAGCTCAAAGCCCATCGCGCGCTCGTCGCGGAGGAACCGCCGGTAAACGGCGGGTGCCTCGCGCTTCAGATAGTCGCGCTGCCGGTCAGATAGGAACGGCATCAGGTCGCCTCGCCGGGTTCCTCTTCGTCGTGGATCTCGACCTCGGCCTCGACCTTCGGCCCGAGCCCCAGGTAGCCGCGCGCCTCGCGCAGGCTCTCGATCACCGCGGCGACGACGGCGGCGTTCGCCTCGTCGAGGTCGAGAGCGGCGAGGGCCTCCTCGGCCGCATCGAGCTCCTCGCCGACCTCGGACATAGCCTCCGCGTGTGCGGGGGATACGTCGGGTGCGGCCGTCGCCGGTCGTACCTCCGAGTCTCCTCCTTCCGCGGCCGGCGACGCGCTTACCATCATGCGCGCCTCGGCCATCTTCGCCGCGGCGATCTGCTCGAGGCGAGCGACAGCGTCCTCGTGGGTCAGCGAACCGAAGAGACGGAGCGCCTCGACCTTATCCATAAGGCCGGCCTCCATCATCTCCATCGCGTGAGAGCGCCGGCTGGCGAGCTCCTCGGGGGAGAGCGGGATCTCCCGGTAGTGGACCGAGTACCCGCCCTCGGGAAACTGCGTGCCCATCGCCCGATTGTAGAGGGTCGCCGACACGGCCACAAGGCGCTCGTCGGAGTCGCGTTGCTGGAGGATGTACTTCCTCTGGGCCGTGCGCTTCCCCTCTTGGCTGAGACTGATCGCATACCCGCTCTTCGCGCTGCCGCTCGTGCGTTGGAGGTCGGTCGGCGCGAGGCCCGCGTCGGTCGCCAGCCGGTGAGCGATGGCCGCGATCGTCGCCTCGATCTTCTCCACGTCGGCGCCCGCGACAAACTGTCCCACCTGCGGCTGCTGCTCCATCGCAGCGTCGAGCATGAGGATCGTCGTCGGGTCGGTCACGACCTCCACGCGCTGCCCACGGCTCCCGCCGTCGACCATATCGGAACCGGCGATACGGACACCGATCGCGTACCGCTGGGGGAACGAGGCGTCCCGCAGGGTGTGCGCTAGGAAGCTGTAGTAGACCGCGAGGTTGAGGCTGCCCTCGTAGAGCTCGACGCCGTTAAACGCGTCGAAGAGGCGATCCCCGTAAAGGCTCGCGTGGTACAGCACGACCGGAAGGATCGGCGTGCCGTCCGCGCGCCGGTACGGGTAGTCCGCGCCCGAGTACGTGCCACCGAGCACCTCAAGGGTCACGTCCTCACCCATGCCCGTGTCCTTCGCGAGACGCACCGTGTAGGACGGCGCCGCCGGGTCGCGAATGTCCAGGACATCATAGGCCCACTGCGCCTCGCCACGAATGTGCCGAAGCCGGATCTCGGCGTAGGCGAGCGGCGTCGTCGGCCGGCTCGGGTCGGCCTCAGCGATCGTCATATCGGGGGACACCGGGCGGTAGATCAGTCGGCCGTCCTCGACATCGATCCGCATCCACATTTCCCGGAGCGCGATCACCATCGACTGAAACCGTGCCATCTGCGGCCAGAGCCCGGAGCGAGCGATCAGCCCGTTCGACCCGCACAGCTCGTCCACCGCCCCGCCGGCCGTGTTGTGGGAAACATCCGGGGGGGCGTCGTACAAGGTGGCGAGCTCGGTCGCCACGACCTTAAACGGGTTGCTGCTGATGTCGGGGATACCCCACGCCTGCCGACGCGTGCTCCCGAGCTGCGCCTGTAGACGGTCCTCGAGCAGGCGAACCCACCGCCCCTCCATCAGCGCACGCCGATGCCGAGTATGCTCCCAGCGCGACGCCTCTTCCGGGTTCGTGGGAGCGGGCGGCTGCGGCATCTTGGAGTAGGCGTACATGTGGATCCCCCCTTAGCCCAGCCTAATGGATGTCGGCTGATACAGGCGCCTAGTATACAGTTCGAGCGTGTAGCGCAGCGCGTCGATCGAGTGCTTATGCTCGCTCGCCTCGCGTCCGTCGAACTTCTGTAGGTCCTCGATGAGGCCGCGGCACCTCGGGTTCAGGCTGAAGTCGCCGCGGAGCATGGCGGCGCTCAACACCCGGTAGCCCTCGAAGACCGACCCGCGAGGCTTGTACGCCGTGTGGATGCGGAAGGGGAGGCTACCCGTGGGCAGGCGCAGCGACCGCTCGAACGCCGACATCAACATCGCGTTGCTCTTCAACGACCCGTTCTTCTTCCCGTAGACCTTACGATCGCCCACCCACTTGTCGACCTGCTCCCACCGCAGGCCACAGCGCCGGAGCATCGTAAGGATCGCCGCGGCGTCCTGATCGGGCGTGGTCATGCCATCGCTCACGACCTGATCGAGGACCCAGATCTTCGGGTGACCTTCGCCCGCGTCGCGCACCAGCGCCGTGAGGATCGCCACCTGCGCGCCGGCCTCGGTGCCGTGGTCGATGCCCACGCCGATGAGGGCCTCGCCCACGGGGGCGTCGGCGCGCACGTGCGTCGTCGGGTCGAACATCTTGAACACGCGGCCCTCGATCCAGCCGCTGTCCCACTCGCCGTGGATGCGTTGTGCCCGCTCTTGCGGAAGCACCTGTGCGGAGAGCTTGTCGATGTCACTCTGCTCGAGGAGCGCGCGCCCACCGATGGGCGTGGTGTTCTCCACGCTCAGCGGGAAATGGAGGTCTTGCACGACCTGCTCCTCGACTAGCCGCTTCAGCCACCCCAACGGCAAGCCGATAGGCGTCAGCGTGATCGCGATCTTGCCTCGCTGCCGCAGCACGCGCGCGGCGAGCTCGGACCAGATCTCTTCGGGCGGCGGCTCATCGATCAGCACGTAGTCAATAGTCGCCGAGGCGAGACTGAGCGCCCCTTGGTTGATGGTTCGAATGCGGAGGACGCTTCCGTTCAGAAATCTGACCAGGGGCACCTTGCCGCGGAAGCCCCTCCCCGGGACGTACTCCGGGTCATGTATAGAATCTTTGGGCACAAGCGCCCAGATCTTCGCTTGAATGGCGAGGCTCTGCTCCCACGACACGACCACGACCCACGCCTCGATCGGGGCCGCCTTGACCAGCGTGTACGGGTGCGACCCTAGGCACCTGTAGATGCAGTCGGCCAGCCCCGCCCACGTCTTGCCCAGCTGGTTCCCGGCGCGCAGCAAGCGCACGGGATGGTTGCTCGAGAGGAAGGCGAGCTGCGGGGGCGTCGGACGGAAGTACGCCAGCGGGTCCGCGTGGGCCCGGCGTGCCAGCGTGTTCGTCGCCGTGGCGAGAGCGGAGAGGTTCAAGCCGTCTCAACCAGACGCACAGGCGGCGCACCGCGCCGGATGGCGATGGCGTCCTCGAGGCGCTCGAGGTGCTGCGCCGGCAGGGACGCCACGGCCTGCACCATGATCGCGAGGAGCTGCTCGTCGCTCATCGTGTCGTCGGGTGCCGACGCCTTCGCGAGCGCGAGGTCGAGCTCATCACGCGTCTGCAACGCCAGGCGCTTCGCGCTGACCGCGGCCTGCCACGACCGCGCCTCCTCGGCCTTGGTCACCATGCCCTCGGCCTGACGCAACGCGTCGCGCAGGTACTCCACTCGCTCTTGCGTGTCGGGCAGCTTCCCGTAGTTGGCTGCTCGGTCGCGTGGCTTGCGCCTTTCGATGGCCATTCAGGCTCCGTAGGTTGGCTTCAAGGTACCGGGAGAGAGCGAGAAGGTCGAGAGCCTAACGGG